AAAATTGGGAAGGACAAGGTTGAACATGAGCCTGATAAAAACTCTGTAATCGAAACAATGAGGTATCTTAATAAGCCTTTTTTATCAAAATTATGGGATGCTAGTATTCAAGAATCAGAAAATTTAGCATCAGGTAAAGTCCGTTCCAATGGTTATTATTCATATGTAAAGAATGTGGCTATGGGACAATATAACACCATGACATTTAAAGATTCGGATATTTTTGATAATCACGCAGTCGAGGACGAGGCACCAAAGGAACAAACAACCGAGGAGGAACTTATTGAGTCTCACGCAGGATTGGATACATATGATAGTTTCTTAAAAAATAAGAATGATGTTATTCGATTACTCAGCTATGATCCTTTTGAAAAAGAGGATATAGCCGACCAACCATTTTTATATTCTCAGTTATTAGGTCTATTAGATTCTAGTGAAGATGCAAATGAAGACATGATGCGTACCTCTTCCGCTATCTCTATTGTTCGTGGATTCTTACAACAATCTAAAATTGATGATACCATATCAAAATTAATGTGTGATATTTCTAATATTGAACGCAATTCTGCAACAATTAAATCCCTACAAGAAAGTAAAGGTAAAATAACTTCGGTTATTACAAGTCTTGCTCAAGACAGTTGTATTTCATTAAAGCACAATAAAAATGCTAAAAAAGGTGAAAATACTTGGACTGGTAAAATCAAAAAAATTAAGAGTCTTAACCTACGAAGTGGTGAAGTCAATGGTTTTGACATTGATACTTGTAGAGGTATGCAACAAGTTCAGGAAATCAGTGATGCTTCTATTATGAAGCAATTGGCACTTGACGAATCTGAATGGTCAGATATGGTTTCTGAAATGCGTGTTGTAAATACTGGTCTTCGTAAAGAAAAGGATGCTTATCAAGAAATTAATAGAATCTTATTGAGAGAAAATCTTGATTTGAGGGATACATTAAAAGAAAATAATTTACTAAACGAAGAACAGTTAAAAGATTTAAAAGATGTTTATTCTGTTTTTGCGGAATTTGACGAAGAGAAAGAATCTCCTGATGAAGAATCAAAGGAGGTTGTTGAAAATGAATCAGAATAAACAAATGATTATGAATTACTATCAGAATGAAATTTTTGATTATGATAAGGATTTTTATAATCAATACGGAATATATGTAAAACCACATGGTTACTCTATTTCTTCTCGTAAAATTGAATCTTATATTCAAATCGCTGAAATCCAAAAATATCTGCAATGCAACCCAGTAAAAGCTATAGATCTCTTTTTCAATATAGAACTTTTAGATGGGCAAGCACTTCTTGTACAAAGAAGTTGGGTTTGCCCAAATGTACTTGCAGTATGTACTCGTGGATATGGTAAAAGTACAGTTATTGACCTTGAGATTATGTCTAAAGATATGTGTTTTTGTAATGTATGGACATATATTGCAAGCGGTACAGGTGGTCAGGCTGAACAAACTTTCACTACTTTGGAACGACTCGCTAATGATAATATTGATACATTTTATGGTTCAACTGGTTCTTTATTCAAGAATGAGATAGAAATCAAAAATGCAGCAGGTGACGGATTCTCACACTCGTCCAATGGTTTTTCCTATTCATGTTATAACGGATCTATGACTAGGACATTGAACGGAAATATAGATGCCAAGAGAGGTATGCGAGGCACAGTAATTTTTGATGAAAGTGGTTTCTTATCTGATGAAATGATGAATGTATATGGTGCATTTGCCGTTGTAAATAAAAGTTTAAAAACTGGTAAAGATGTAGATGGTAATTCAATAGATCCTATTCGTCAAAGGTGCTTACCACGAGATTTGTCATATCAGAAATATTATATAAGTTCAGCTTCTTCAACTGATACTCAATTTTGGAGACTGTATCGTGACTTTTCTAAACAGCAAATTATGGGAAATCCAGATTATTGTGTTTTACATATAGATTGCGAACAAGCATTTAAACCAACTCTTAGGGGAGAATTAGTCACCCCTCTTCTATCTCGAAATACTGTTGAATCGGAAATGAGAACAAATCCAGAAAAAGCAAGACGTGAGTATTATTGTATTTTTACTACAGATGCTGGCACTGATGCAATTATTCGTAGAGGTGTTATTACACGAAACGAAGAAACAAGAAAACCTCTTCTTTACAATGATACAGGTGATAAAAAATTCGTCATCACATATGATCCTGCTAGAAGTCGTGATAATTCAGTAATTCTTGTTGGAGAAATTTATGAATATGAACAAGTTGATGGAAGCATTGATACAAGAATGAGATTGGTAAATTGTATTAATCTTGTTGATGTTGGTAAAAAAATAAAATCTCCTATGCAGACACCAGATCAGATTGAATATTTAAAAAAAGTAATTCTTGATTACAATGGTGGAGCTGACGCATATGGGAATATTGTTGGTATATACATTGATGCAGGTAGCGGCGGATCAGGGGTTAATATAGCAGATTATTTGATGCCAGATTGGACGGATTCTGCTGGTATTGTTCACAGAGGATTAATTGATAAGGAATACTCTGCTGATTATGTTAAGAAATTTCCTAATGCAGTAGACAAAGTGCATCTTATGTCTCCTGCTGGTTACAAATCTGAAATGTATGAAGCAATGATTGAATTAATGAATCAAGATAAAATCAGCTTTACCGCACAATATGATCACAAAGGCTATCTCACTGTTTTCGATGTTGATGAAAAGAAGCTGGCTAAAGAGAAAGAAAGAATTTCTACCGAACTCAGGAAGCAAAAAGTTAATGAGAAAGAATTTGAAACTAAGCTTAATGAAGAATTAGAGAAAATTGAATCAGTTAATACAAAAACTATAAAGCTTGATTGGCAAGATGAAATTGCACTTGCTAACATTGATGCTTTAAAAGAAGAACTTGTAAATATGGTTCGTAAGAAAAGAGATTCTGGAAAAGATTCATTTGAACTTACGCCTGAGAAAGCTAATAAGCTCCACGATGATCGTGCGTATACGGCGTGTATGGCTTCTTACGCTCTCATGTGTGAACGTAGGAAAGCTATTACAAATAAAAAACGTCCAATAGAGGATGCAACAAGTTTTATAAACAAGCTTACAATCCGTAAAGCAAAATACAATTAAGGAGGTGCATTATCAAATATGCCTAGACCTAAGAAAGTAGATGCAAATTCTAATGCACCTGCTAAAGTAAATAATTCACAGAAGAAAACTACTTCTTCTACTCCAAAACAGCCAACCGCAAATGAAATGCGTGAATGGTATGAGAAAAATAAAAGTAGACTTGAACGTTACGAAGATGCAACAAGTGCAATTACAAGTCTTCGAGATATTCAGAAATCTAAAACATACACTACAATCAGTAATTATTCAAAGGAAGATGTAAAAGATTATATTAAGAATATTTCTTCCAATGAAGCAAGTCTTAGAAGTTTATCTCGCTATCTTTATTATCGTTCAGAAATCTACTATCGTCTTTGCAAATATTATGCAAATCAGATTGATTTATCAATTCGAAATATCGTTCCTCCATTTATAATTTCAGATAATA